ATTGTTTGAAGGAGGGACTGCCTGATGAAACTAGATGTCAATCACTACCCGTCTCGGGCGAAGACAGGGCGAGCTGCCTATTGCGTCGATACTCGCTATGTCCTCGAGGATGGCGAGCAGAAGTATTTCGCCACGAAGCAAGAAGCTCATGCCTACATAGCGCGACTCGAGGATGAGCTGCAGCTCAACACAGATGGCGCCTGGGATTGGACGTTCTACGATCTGCTCGGCTTCGAGAAGGACGGGGATGAGGACAAGCCTGTTGGCGCCTGGGTCAAGCATCTGCAAACCGAGTACGACAAGGGCAAGATCAGCAAATCGAGCTGGTCTGAAAAACATCGTCACGCGAAAGATTTCTTGACGCTCAAGGTGAACAACAAGAGCACGGCCCAGCTCAAGGTCCGCGACCTGGAGATGAAGCATGTCCAGCTGCAGCTGCTCGATCAGATGGCTGTCGGTCGCACCGCGAAGACAGTCAAGAACATCCTCACCAGCCTCCGCGCTATGAACCGTTACGCGATCCTGGTCGGCTGCCGGAAGACTGATCCCTGGCAGGGCGCGATTGCCATCGGCGAGATCGAGGGCAAGGCAACGGACGGCAAGGTCGAGCGTGTCCAGCCGGCAGCGGTTAAGTCGATCATTGCGGCGATGGATCCCTGGTGGGCGCTCATGGCTACCTTCGCCAGCTCGACCGGGCTGCGGCAGGGCGAGCAGCGCGCTCTGACCTGGGCGGACCTGGACCTGGATGGCTCGAAGGTCGATGTCAACAAAGCGGTCAAGCACCGGGCTGATGTCGGCCCACCGAAGTCGCCCAAGGGCTACCGGAAGGTCACGCTGCCCAGGGGCCTGGCGATCCAGCTGCGCGAGCTCTACATCAAGCGCGGCCGGCCGGCCAAGACCGAGCTGGTCTTCCCGACCAGGACGGGCGCCATCATCAGCGACAGCCGGTTCCAGGAAAATATGGACAAGGCTTGTGCCAAGGCCGGCGTCGAAAAAATCCGGTGGCACGATCTGCGGCACTACTACGCCAGCCAGCTGCTGCGCGCTTTCAAGAATGATTGGTGGACGATCACCAACCTCATGGGTCACGAAAGCGTCCAGACGACACAAGAGACCTACGGGCACTGGATCGAAGATGAAGAAAAAGATGCCCACATGCTGGACGCAGTGAGCTCGATCTTTGAATAAACGAATATGCCTTTAATGGCGATTAGGGCCGCGCTGGCGGCCCTTTCTATATAGGGGTGGGTCAGTAGCCGGCCATGTGTCCATCAGCTCGCTAAGCTCCTCCTGACTCCCGTAAGGCACGATCTCCTCCTTCCGCTCGCTCGGGACCCGTCGCCGCTTCTTGGCGACGGGTTTCTTTTGCTGCTTGGTGGAATCGGATCGCGAGGTCATCCAGCTGTTCAGCTGTCATCGACCTGGTCAGATACGAGCCGTGGGCCAAGACCCTCAGCTCCCCCAGGACCGGCCAGACCAGCAGCTCCGCTGAGCTGCTCGATGTCCTGGCGCCGGTAGTAGAACCGCCGGCCGTTTCGGATCTTCTCAATGCCCTGGGCGTCAAGGAGCCGAGCTGTTTTCTGACGCGCCGCATCACCGTCACTACCGAATAGGACAAGGCTGGCCTCCGCTGTTGTCATCATCGCGCCCACCATCAGATCGCATCCCAACTTGCCGGGGCAGCTGGTGCGGCTGCAGGAGCTGGCGCCGGGGCGGGTGCCTGGTCTCGAGGCTTGTTCGGATAGATCGCGAAGGTGGCAACCTTGGGGAAGTTCTTCACCTCTTCGCCATCTCTAAGCGACAGCGTGATGCTGAGCTCGACGCCGGCATCAGCCAGGATCTTGCCGAGCTCGTCGCATTTGGCTTTCTGCTCGGCGGTCATCGGCTCGAAGCGCCGCGTGTCCTCGTTGAAGTCGGTTCGATACTGGATCCAGGCTGTGGCCCGGTACAGGTTCGGCGCCTGATTCGGTGCAGCTGCTTTGATGTCTTCACGCAGCTTGATCTCGGCGCGGCTGAGGTGAGGTGAGCTCATGTTCTTTCTCCCGTGTTGGCTTTCTCATATTGCTCGTCGTAATACGTTCTGAGCAGCTCGAAGAGCTGCTGATCGGCAGCCTTAAGACCTTTCAGATCTTTCATGTTGCCGCTGAGCCAGCCCGTCAGCTTGGAGGCACCACCTTCCTCGCTGGCCAGCTTCTTGATCTTGTTCATGGCGCTGTTCGCCCAGGTCTCCCAGGCACTACGCTCGGGCTCTTGTGCTGCCGGCTCTGGCGCCGGCTCAGGCGCAGCTGCGCGCTGGGGCCGCGATGCTTTGAAGTCGTCGGCCTCCTCCTCGGAATAGACATACCCAGCCACATTTATGAGCTTGAGGATCACGCGGTCTTTCGCGCGCTTCTCAGCCATTGCAAACGGGTATGAGTTTTTGTTGTTGTAGGGTGTGGCTTCGCCAATAGACCACTCGACCTGATCGCCCATGCGGCCGGTCACCAGCATGACGACCGTCTTCGATTCGGCGTTTGCCTCGATCATCACAGGCGGCTCGAAGGTGATCTTCTTGTGAGCTGCCACTAGCTCGAGAGCTTTGTGAAGCACCACTGGCGTGCCGTGACAGTCCCAGACGGCGTCCTGGGGCGCGAGCTGCAGCTCCTGGAAGATCTGCTTCAGCTGCTCAGGGATTTTAGCCATTGCTCGCCCCTCCCTGTGATCTGCCAAACAATCTCCTGCCGGCCTCGATCATTCTTGGCGCGCTCGCCGCTGTCGCGGACCAGGCCCATACGCTCGAGCTCGGTCAGCCTGGGCTTGACGCTGTAAATCCAGGCGTCCATCTTTTCGGCAACCTGACTACCAGTTAGGCCAGGGTGGGCTGAGGCGAGGCTTTGCAGGGCTTTGAGCCTCAGTCCACTTAGCTTGGGGGCCACAAACTCGAGCGCGAGCTGCTCGGTATCAGGGCCATGTTTATGAGCTGTCGGCCCAGGATCGCCAGGCCAGGTGATTTCTTTCTGCAATTCAACCTCCCATCAAAAGCGTGACCAGCACCGCGAAGCACCAAAGCGAGAACACGGCAAAGATCGATAAGAAAACGACGCCCAGGACGCGCAGTGCTTCGCGCAGCCTGGAATAAGGACGCAGCTGCCGGCCGGCGTCATCGACGTGCAGCCAGATAAGTTTCTGTCTCATGCTAGCCCCCATACGCGCTTCGCCTCGGCCAGGTAGCCGGGCGGCTCGTTCCAGATGATGTTTTTGAAGTCGGGTGCGACCATGCCCAGGAGCTGCTCCTTGGTCTCGGCGGCTTGCAGGAGGTTCTCGGTGCAGCGGTGCTGGACCTTGATCTCCTCGACCACGTCAGCCAGGAAGTCATCCTTGAGCTCGTCGCAGTTTTCGGGCGTGAATATCTGATAGTTCGAGGCGCTGGCGTAGACCAGGAAAGGCGGCTGCCTACCGTTGAGCGCCCAGAAGCCGGCCGCCTGGAAGACGTTCTTCATGTCGAACATGCCGGTCAGGGACTTGGGGATCGCAGCTGCTTTGAAGCCAGACTTGGCGCGCTTGTCGGGGCTCGACCATTTTGTCTTGAGATCGCCCCGGCGGTTGTAATCCGGCCTGGTGTTGTGCGGCAGCGCGAGCCCAGGCAGCATGTCGAGCAGCTCGATCTCGCCCAGGATCCGGTTCTCCCGAGCCATCGCCTCTCGCAGCCCCGCTAGGGCGTGTTCAATGACCGCTGGCAGCTCTTCGATATACTTCTGGTGCCTTGCTGCATCCTCGCCGTTGTCCCACTCACGGGGCTCGTAATCGCGATAGGAGGCAACCTGTTTTGCAATAGCCTCAGCTGGATCCGCTCCTTCGAGCAGGATGGCGTCACAACAGGTCTGCGCTTCGATGCCGCCCCTCATGGCGGCCGAGCTGCCGGTCTTGAGCCGGTTGATGGTCTTCCAGGCTTTTGCCTTTTGACCAGGTGTGCTGTCGGGGTTTTGGACTACTTCCCAGGCCTGTTTTACCTGGGGCCGGACGTGCGCTTTGTCGAAGAAAGCCTTCGCCCGTTCTCGGGTGGGATTGTGATGCCAGAAATAATGATGCCTGGCTGCCCACTCAGGTGTGTCAAGTAACATTGCCATCTCCACAATTAACTTGCGGAGGAGCGTATTAGAGCATGACGTATTATGTCAAGTTACTTATCGAGGACGATTTCAACGCCGCGCAGTTTAGGCCGGAATGAAACTGATAGGGCCGCAGAAGCCCAGACCAACTTTTGACCCCTGTGCTGCTTTCCAGTGTTATTGTTGTGTATCGTGTAAAGTCCACCGGGCTCAGGATAAACGATTCCGTTTGTTAATCTGGTTTCGACACCACCTTCAACGATAGGCTCTTCAAGCAAAACATAGGCTTCATGTTGAATGGATGCCTCAGAAACGAAACCTTTTTCGATTGGCTCACGCTCGATATATTCGACGGCGTTTTTCCATTCTTCCCACAGTCCAGAGTAGCCTGGTTCAGCAGACCAAATAACAGCGGCTGTGTTTGTCTGCATATATGTTTGCAGATAGACCTTGCCCATAGTTTTGCCGGCACTGATCTCGTGATCGACACGAACGCCACCAGGCGGACAATTTTCATCGTTTTTCTCACATCGCACGATTTTGGCGTAACCGATAATAGGGACAGGCGGTAGCGCAAACAGCACGTCTTGAGGTGAGCAGTCAAGGATCTTGGCGTATCGCTCGGCATCAACAAGCGTCATCTGGATCTTGCCGTGGATCTGACGCGACAAGGTTTCTGGCGTGATGCCCTTGAGGGCCGCCACTTCTCTTTTCGACATGCCCGACCGGGCAATCATTGCATCAAGGTTATTCGGCATGGCCGTCATACTAATCCTCCTGGCATTGTTTGCCAACCCGTTGTCATTGAGATAAGGCCATTGGCATATTCTGTCAAGCTATGTTACAAACATCGCCATGACACTTGAGCAATGGCGATTAAAAAAGGGCTGGTCGAAGGCTCAGCTCGCTAGGAAGTTAGGCGCAAGCCACGCGAAGGACGTGACCAGGTGGTGCATCCGCCCAGGTGGTGACGGCCAGGTGATACCTGGTCGGACCTACATGGCGAGGATCATCGAGGTGACGGGGGGCGAGGTCATGCCGAATGACTTCTACATGGCCCGTGACTGAGGACGAGCTGCAGAAACAGGTCGTTGATTGGCTGCAGCTGGCCTTGCCGCCTGGCTGCGTCTTCCATCATTCCCCAAACGAGGGCACCAGGCACGTCGCTTTCAAGCAGAAGCTCAAGCGCCTGGGCACCAGGTTCGGCTGGCCGGATCTCGAGATCTTTGTGCCAGGCGACCAGGCTCACGGCGGGGTCAGCTGCGCGATCTTCATCGAGCTCAAGCGCCCCAAGGGCGGCAGCCTGAGCGCCAACCAGAAACAGATTCGAGACGAGCTCGAGGAGGCCGGCTGCCATTGGTATCTGGCCAGGTCGGTTGACCAGGTCGCTGAGGCTTTGGACATGCACGTCCAGCTGAGGGCGTCATGGTGAGGGTCATGGTGATCCCTGGCGTCTGGGAGGAGGCCAAGGAGTGCCAGGAGTGCCAGGGCGAGGGCAGGGCGGTCTATGAGGTGGCTGTCCCTGACTACATGCGAGGCGGCTATCTCGACGAGCAAGAGATGGAGTGCCAGAGCTGCAACGGCGATGGCTTTGTGAGGTGCGATGACTAGGCGCGCTGCAGCATTGGCAGAAGCTGCCAGGGAGATCCGAAGGCTCGAGCTCGAGGGCATGGGTCTTTTCCTGATCGCCGAGCTGTACCGGATCCCGGTGCGCCGGCATGGCAGCAGATATTTCTCGAGCTTCGATACAAATCACCTGATGCTGCCGGAGTATCTGCAGGGCCAGCCAGGGACGTTGACCCTGGGCTATTTGCAGGAGCAGCTCGCTGACCAGGTGGAGGAGATCTGGGATCGCGAGGACGCCAAGCAAGGCGTCACGCATCTGAGGAGGGCTGGTTGACCAGCTTCGAGAATTGCGTTGCTTGTGGACGCCAGCACCATGTTCAAGCTGGCACCTGGGTCATGCTCGCCAGCGGTGATCTGGTTTGTTCAAACGATGTCTGCTGGCGCGTGATGGTCAAATGGTACAAGGAGAAAACAGATGGGCAGAAAGTGGACGAAGGCACAGCGGGAGGCGGCAAGCCGCAGGGCGACGGCGTACTGGGCGAAGGTGAGAGCTGACAACGAGGCCAAGGAACGGGCTGCACAAGTCCGCTCGAGCTTCGAGCCGGCAGCCGAGCTGCCCTGGTGGCGTCGTGTCATGCTGGCTCTCGGATTTGGTCAAGGGGCTTGACAGGAATGTGGGCCTCGATAAAATCGGCGCAGCCGCAGCTTAGCAAAGCGCTAAGCTATGCGCTGAGCTAAGCGCTATGCCTGAGCATAATCAAACTAAACTTATTATCTCGAACGTAGCTAAGCGGACCAGCTTTGCTTATCGCTCAGCTATAGCACGGAATCGGGCCAACCCGCTGGACGAGCTGCAGCGGCGCGTCATGCGCCGGCTTCGCCCGACTTACAGCTCGGATCGATACGCGCAGCTGATCCTCGATGTCTCGAATCTTTCACCTTTCGACAGGCAGTTCTGGCTGCTGTCCATGCAGGAGCAGCTCGATGCGGCTAAGCATGACAGAGCTAAATGAGCTGTTCCTCGAGGCTGCAGAGACTGAGCGTAAGCTCCCGGCTGCCTTTCGCAGACAGCGCATGTCAGGCTGGCCAGACTATCCGAAGGACGG